TAACACTGTGTTCCAGGAATACAAGCGATTGAGTAAGGATAAGGTGATTGGCAATATTAAGGTTAAGGATGACAAAGATATCCTCTTGATTATTGTGGCACATGAAGTATCACATTACGTTCAATATACCTTTAATCTCCCTAAACACCTTAGGAAAAAGAAGAACTCACCACACGGTGAAGTTTTCCAGACCATTTATAGGTACCTTCGTCGGGACCTGGTCAACCCAATGATTAATGGAGAAGCATAATGGGTTCATTCCACAAACGTACATCATCTAAGCGAGGACCTGGCACACGCAATAATCGTTCTATTAATATGAAAACAGGTCGTATTACAAACTCTGTTACAGTATCACGTAAGAAGCGTGATAAGAATACAGGTGGTGTTACCAATACACAGGGGTTTGATAAAAACGGCCGACAATTTAACCGTGAAACTATCACCTTGCCCGGTGGTATGACAAAGCGTACATATAAAACTATGGGCTCACCTAAGAAGAGCGGGCGAAAGAAAAAGAGCAAAAGTTCTAATGTATCATTTAAAGAACAACTTTTATATGTGCTCCCACTGATTGTTGGTGGAGGAATATGTGCGATTGTCGTCGGACTTTTGAAATTAATCTAATTAATTTAAAGGATAAATAACAAGAACATAAAAGGAGAACCAATATGATTTGGATTATGCGAGTTATTTTATACATCAAAGAGTTGCTATCATTTAATAAGCAGAGTTGGCCAACTCTATATAGAGAAGATCTGGAAAAGCTTACCAAGGCCGAGTTAGAAGAACTTGGTAGGACTTTTAATCTTGAGCTTGACCGCCGTTATAAGAAAGATACACTTATTACGCAATTGCTCGAGCACGTCAACGGCGAATAATTTTTTTATAAAAAAACTAAAATAGTTGTGTACTTTTCAAACCAGTGTGTTATTATAATAGTATAAGGTTTAAACAAAAGGACAACTCTTATGAAAAATGCTAAGGAATTCGTAATGGATCATACAACAAATGATGCATATTGGGAAGGCTATGAAGCCTATATGCTAGAAAATTACGGCGGTGAATCTTATAAAGCAATTAATCCATATACTGGGTTGGATGAAGATGAGTTCTTCGAAGCCTGGGAAGATGGTTATGCTTGGGCAGGTAACCCGCCAAAGCATGCTCGGGCGGGTATGGATGATTAAAAAGTGAGAACTTAAAGAAAAGGGTTTACATTGACCTAAAAATAGAGTATTATAAATATATTGAAATTGTTGAAGGTGATGAAATAAACTATACAACACGCCGGGGCAGTACCGGCCGTCTCCACCAAAAATAGATTTCTGTACCTATTGTCGGTACAATTTCGAAGGGCACAACGAGGAAGTCTATTTTTGCTGGGGACGAACTAGGGTCGATTGGTAGTCATAAAGATCATTGAGATTTCCGGCATGATACCGCCGTTATCGGGTCGAACAAATAAATGCTAACGACAACGAAGCATTTGCAGTAGCTGCATAGTTACGCGGGGTTAGAGAGGTTCCTTGCAACAGAATACCTCTCACTTATTAACGCAGGGTAGAGCAGCGGCAGCTTATTAGGTTCATATCCTAAAGGTCGGGGGTTCGAGTCCCTCTCCTGCAACCACTTAAGGCCGGGGGCTCATCGAAGTATAACTAGAAATAAGATCTAGCTTTGGTGAGCCCCCCGGGTAAGAAATGAGTTATTCCAAAAAATATCTAACCATCTTTCTATGTACGACACTACTAAGTACTTTAGGCATGTTCCTATATGGACCTAAACAAGAAGTAGTCTTAAAAGACATTCAATATAAAAATGTCTATATAGAACAACATAAATATTCAGAATTAGATGTATTTCGTTATGATATCGATGAAATGCTTTGTTTAGCAAAGAATATATACCATGAGGCTAGAGGTGAAAGTGAAGAGGGTATGAAGGCAGTATCATATGTTACCCTCAATCGAGTCATGACCACAGGCTTTCCTGATAGTATTTGTGGTGTAGTCTATCAAAGGAATTCTAGGGGTTGTCAATTTTCTTGGACTTGTGATGGTCTTAAGGATATAATGAACGATCCTAAAGCAGTTGCTAAGTCGTTTAGCATCGCTTATCAGACAATTAATGAATATGATGATTTTACCGGTGGGTCATTATTTTATCACGCTTCACACATTAAACCATATTGGTCCGATACTTTTACTAGAGTTGCCTCTATAGGTGATCACATTTTCTATAAACATTGAGGATTACATGAACAAACCAGGCCTGAATATACAAGACTTACACGTTGAAATTGAAAAGTTGGTAAGACGTGGGAAGGGCGAAGTTGATTACATTGATGCCGTCATTGATTATTGTGAAAAAAATAAACTAGACGTTGAAGCTATTGCCGCTCAAATTAGGAATGGAACCAACCTTAAAGCTAAAATTCAAGAGAGTGCTGAAAATCTTAATTATCTCCCTAAGACAACAAGGCTCCCTGTATGAAACCGCTTAAGAAGCAAGTCTGGGATCAAGCCTGGGATCAAATCAGTGATCCAGCCTGGGATCAAGTCTGGGGTCAAGTCTATTGGCGAGTAAGGGGTCAAGTCTGGAATCAAGTAAGGGGTCAAGTCAGGGGTCAAGTCTTGTCTCAAGTCTATTGGCGAGTCAGGGATCATGCTGAGGATCAAGTAAGGGATCAAGTCTGTGATCAAGTAAGGGATCAAGTCTGGGATCAAGTTAGGAGTCAAGTCATGGCTCAAGTCTGGGATCATGTTGAGGTTCAAGTATGGGATCAAGTTAGGAGTCAAGTCGGGGATCAATTAATTGAAACCATTTGAAGCTTATAGTATGTTCATGGCTATGAAACTTCACTTCAAGTCAGATTACGATTATGTGAAGTATCAAGGTAAAACCAGACTAAAGAAGGATAATTTCTTATCTAGAAAAGACCAGGTATTCTATGATAAATTAGCTCGTGTGAAGAATATCAAATATTTGTTAATAGCAAATTTGTTTGAAAAGTCTAACATCTGGGTCGGTCATCTATTTAACGAAGATTCACTTGAAAAAGGTAAGAAATTACAAGCCAGGCATGAAAGCCTGACTTATCGCTTTGAGCAAGATCTGTCTAAATTTGATACACTCAATGAAGCACTCAATGTAAACAAAGCCGGTGATTATCCCCTTCTATATAATATGTATAAACAAGGTGAAGTGATGCCAGAGACGCTTTTAATACTCAATGATTTATATAAGATCTTTGACTATTGGGATAAAACTATTGAAGATAAGTTTCTCTGGCCACAAGAAAAAGACCGATTATTGAACTTAGGGTCTTTTTTATTATATGATCGTAATAAAATGAATGAAAAATGTATTTACTTATTCGGTAGAAAGTAATATAAATAGAACTATATTATGCTTATGTGGATAAGTTGTAGACATTGTAAATTGTAATATAAGGAGAAAAGATAATGTCATTTGCAGACCTCAAAAAGAAGCGCAAAGCTTCATTCGATAAACTTCGCAGCGCGGCTGAAAAGGCCAAATCCAATAACAATTTTGATGACGATGATCGGTACTGGCGCCCGACACGAGATAAAGCAGGCAACGGCTCTGCTATTATCCGGTTCCTTCCAGCGCCTGAAGGTGAAGATCATCCATATATTCAATATTGGGATCATGGTTTCCAAGGCCCAGGTGGTTGGTATATTGAAAAATGTCTTACCACTCTTGGTAAGGATGACCCTTGTGCAGAATATAATTCTAAACTATGGGAAGATGGCGAAGGCTCTGACCAAAGAGAACAAGCACGCAAACAGGAGCGCCGTCTCCACTTTGTAAGTAATATTTACGTAGTGAGTGATCCCGCTAACCCTGATAATGAAGGTAAGGTTTTCCTTTATGAATATGGTAAAAAGATCTTCGATAAGATCAATGATGCTATGTTCCCTGAATTTGATGATGATGTTGCATGCAATCCGTTTGATCTTTGGGAAGGTGCTAATTTCCGACTTCGTATTCGTAAAGTAGAAGGTTATGTCAATTACGACAAGTCTACTTTTGATGATGTATCAGCATTGTTTGATGATGATGATAAGTTGGAAGAAGTATACAAAGCTGAACACTCACTTGAAGCTGAAGTAGCCGAAGATAAGTTCAAGACATATGACCAATTGAAAGCTCGGTTGGATCGTGCTCTTGCCATTAACACTGCCACTGCTAGCACCGCTGAGGACGAAGATGAAACCTTGATTAAAGAAGCACCATGGGAGCCACCTAAGGAAGATGAGGTTACTGAAACCACATCATCTGACAGTGATGAAGATGATGATTCGTTGGAATTTTTCCAGAAATTGGCTGAAGGTTAAATCATATGGGAGGTCTTCGGGCCTCCCCTTACATTATCATGAAATATACTACAATTGAAAAAGTTATTGCTCGGTCACTAGATTATTATATTGGTCGGACCGATGAAGATGAACCCAAAGTTCCTATTCTAACCATGAAACAAGCCCGGGTTGGCTTGTATATCCGTATTCTATTACAATTTGTTAATTGGCTCACTTGCTTCTTTATTGTGGCAGGTGTTATTAGACATTGGTAATTTTTTTTATAAAAAACCTAAATTAGTTGTGTACTTTTCAAACCAGCGTGGTATTATAATAACATAACGTTTGAACAAAAGGAAACATACCATGCTGAACGTCTATCAAATTATCCTTACCGATGCTGAAATTAAAGAAGTTAATGAGCGCGGCTGGGAGGCATCCGAAAAGTCTTGGGTATACTCAAGCCGGAGTTTTGAAAACGATGTTGTCTTCTTTGAAGACAATTTCAAACATTATAAACATGTTGCAGATGTTGATTCCGATGACTTGGAAGAAGCATTTCATCTGATGAATATGTGGTCTGATCCTAATCGGGTTAAGATGATTGCTGATGAAGTTATGTCCATGTCGGTTGGTGATATCATCAAGATGGATGAAGACTTCTATGTTTGCATGTCTTTCGGCTTTGAAAAGATGAATATAAACTAAGTCA